CAGCACCCGCAGCGGGACTCGCGCCGACACGCCACAGCGATGACGTTACGTTGGCAACACCCGTGGGGCCGTTCTTGTTGAAGGAAAGCGCCTGTGAATACCCCTGAGACGCGCGGCTGAGAACCTCAGAGATTGAGGCAAAGCCAGCCGCAGCCAGAGGTTCATGCGCCTGACGCCCTGCTTCACGCCACAGACGGCGGCAATAACGCTCGAAACTGTCCACCGCGCTGTCAAAGACGCCGCGTTCAAACGTGCCGATAAAGTCACCGTCTGCGCCAATCCACACAGAGCCGGGAAGGTCGCGGATGTTGATTGGTCGGCCATACCACCGCTTGCCGGGACCACCGCCATCGGTCATCGCCTTGGACAGGTGCGCAATCTTCTCCGCTCCGAGCCACCTTTCGAGGCGGTCAGAGTGGATTGAACGGCGTTTGATGGTCTTCGGAGCGTTCATACTTCTAAAGCCTTTGCTTCAACGACTGAGAGACGCGCATCAAGCGCCGCTTCCAGATTCGCAATGCGGTTCAACAGGTATTCCTCACCATGGAGCGCGACAGCCTTGCCGTAAGCCCTCACGCGGTCAGGAAGCACCTCAAAATCAGGCCCGTACAGGCGTTCACCATCGGCAAGCACCGGATCAGGGTCAGCCACAACGGGCAGGATTACACAGCCGTCAAGCGGCGTCTGGTCGCCCTGAAACCGAACGATATAGTTGCCGTTTCTGACAGCGGCGAAAGGGTGCAGAACAAACGGCATGTTACGCTCCGTAGCAAATCAGGACGGTGTAGCTGTCGAGCGTGAGCGTATCAGCCGCAGACGCCACCTTTTGACCGGAAATAACTAAATCCCAGGCCGATGAAGTGGTGACGGTTGACGTTGCTGCCGCACCGCCCGCGCTGCCAAAACCGTTGGCGTTGCCGTCCTGAGTAAGCGCCTTCTGCGACGAAACCGAGTTGATATTCATCACCCGCGTAAACCGCGAATTGTTCACAAGGCTGGCGAGGTTGGAATTGAGGTAGTTATTGCCGCCCGTACCGCCGACACGAATACGCATCTGCTTCTGGTTCGCGTTGTTGTTGGCTGAAAAACTGGTGTAGATGTCAACATATCCGTTGGCACCCATAGCGCCTGCGGGAATGGTAATCGTTGCCAGCACTTCCTCAGTTGTGACCGCGCTTACAGATACCGCAACAGCCGAGTGGGCAAAGACATACGGCACACCCACAAGAACGTGGTCTTCGTTCCATTCCGCCTTGCGAATTTCGCCGTTGCCTGCGTCAGTCCCGGTGGCAACCGTTGCGTGGGTAATTGATGCCACTAGCGAACCTCCCAGAAGGGACGAATATCAAGCTTCGTCGGGTCCGTGGGGTGATTGCCACCAACGCAAAAGCGTACATGGCAGGCGTTACAGGTATTGCAGTGAAACTTGTAAACATCCGGCGTTCCCTTGGCCTGTTCAGCCGCAGTTGACCACCAAGCCTCAACGTCCAGGTTCGTCGCTTCCTTGCAGCATGTGCTCGGGTGGTTCTGGAATGCTTCCACCCACCGTTCGGGGATGACATGCAGATAATCCGTCACCGCAGCGCGCGGGCAGGCAAGGATGTGTTCGCTATCGAGTGGTTCCCACGCAAGTGATTGCGGGGCGTTCGACCTTTCAACCATTAGGCAGCGGTCCAGAACGAAGCGCCGAAGTCGATGGTCATCGTCTCGGTGTCGGCCACCGTGAAGGTTGCCCCGTAATCGTAGTACATCTGGAGCGGGTCAGCAGGCGAGGTCGGCGTGTCATCGTAGATGCTGAAATAACGCCCCGTGGTCGAAGCGCCGAGGTTGCCGCCCGCAGCCGTCCACACAACGTCCGTGGCCGTGGCTGTGATGGTGCCGCCAGAGCGAGACGATGTGAACGTGATGGTGTTGCCGCCCGTGGTGTAACCGTTGCTGCCCGCAATCTGCGTCAGGTCGGCCAGAACGGTGTCAGTCGCCACCACTGGCGCGTCCGTGTGAATAGCAGCCTTCCAGGTGTCAGTTGCGCCGAAGCCGTCACTGATCTTGTTGAAGAACTGTTCAACGCCGGAGTCGTACTTAACGAAGGTAGCCATATCAATTCACCATCGGTTCTTGGGGGGAAACCTCGTCGAGAGGCTCATCAATCGTATGCATAATCAGGCCCGTCTGCGGGTCACGGACGGGGGTGCGCTTCATCGGCTGCTGCTTCAGGGGCGGCATCGTCGCCATTGTCTGCTGCATTGCCTGCGCCACGGACTGAGCAATGATTGGGGCAACCGTCTGGGCGAGGTTCTGGGCCAAGGCACCGCCAACCTGTTCCGGCATGGAAATGCTCACCGGGGAGACAGGATTGGCGACAGGCGGCAACGGTGCTGCCATAGCCTGCTCGGCCTGCATGCGCTCCGTCTCGGCCCTGTACGCCTCAATCTGGACCTTCTTTTCCTCGTTCTGCGCCTTCATGGCGTCAATCTGAGCCTTGCCCTTTAGCTGCTGGTTTTCCTGTTCCAACTGCTGAAGACGCTGCTGGCCTTCCTGAATCTGTTGCTTCAATTCGGGCGGAACACCGTCATTGACTTGCTGCGGAAGCATGCTCTTGAGGCGTTCGGCAATCTCTTCCGAGTTCTGCCAATCCAGCGACTTCACCAGCAAGTCACCAATGAGCGGTGCAGCCTGCGGATAGCCACGGATCAGTTCAATCATCTGCTGCGCCTGTTCCTCGCGGCGGGTCGTGAAGGAAGGCCCGGTATCAACCGCAACGTCATAGCGGCCAAGGCCCAAGTCGTAGATGCGCTCGACGCCTTCCGGCATGCCCGACTGCTGCGCCATCATGTCTTCTTGGTCAGGAGCCTCGCCGCCCTCTTCCTGCTCACCGATCTTGGCGACTTCCTCGCTGTCATCCTGGCCGATAATGCGAATGATGCGCTGACCGCTGTAGACCTTCGGAATAAGGTCAATCAGGACGCAGCCCACATGGCGGATGGAACGGGCAAGGTTGTCAACGAAGTGGAAGGTGTTGACGTCACCCTCGCGCTGACGGGCCATAATAGCACGGCCTGACGTTTCGTTGCTGCGCTGCCCAAGGGAAGCGTCATACATGCCGATGATGCTTTTCATATCGTCAGACGCCGCAAGGGCCTCAGACATGGCACCCGCAGCGCCGCCGCCGTCGAGGGGCTGACGCTGGGGCGGATTGGTCCCGCGCGCGTACTGAAGGAAAGCGTGGTTCTGAGAGTTCGCCGTCAGCCAGTTCGGGTCAGCGTCAAAAGCGCCTTCCTCACCGATGAACGGAACGCGCGGCGCAAGTGCCACCAATTCAGTCGCAGTTGTGCGCCAATAATTGAACATTCTCTGAGCGTCTTTTGCGTGGTGAATGAGAGAACGGAAATAACGCTTTCCTTCAACATTCAGTTCCTCGCCATAGACAGGAATGATGGGCAGATACTGGCCCAGCCACTCGTTCTCTTCCAGAATTTCCGCGCCCGTCATAATGCGCTGGGTAATCTTGTAAGCCTTGGTCGTGCGGTTGTTCACAGGCACAATGCCTGCCATCTCGAAAATGTCGCGGCCCGCTTCATATTCCTGCTTGCCGACAATCTCGCCCGACGAAAGCTGATAAATCTCACGCTGGGTTTCCTCGCGGTGCCAGCTTTCACAGATCAGAATATCGTCGCTGTCACGCCAAGGGGCCTTGAGGTTGTCATAGCCAAGGCTTTCCCAATCAACGGGGTCAGCGTTCTTCCACTTGGCCGTGAACTCTTCCTTCGACTTTAGTTCCGTGATCCAGCATCGGTTCCAGTCGGAGCCGTCCATGCTTGTCGAATACGGATCACCGTAGACGCTGAAGGGGTTAGCGATACGTTCAATCTTGAGACACTTGTCGAAAGTGTCATCGTACTCATAGTCAATGTTGACGCGGATGTAGCCCCAGCCCATCGAAACCGCGTAGTCAACCGCCGTATCATAAGCGACATCGGCCTTGGAAGTGCGCTCGATATTGCGGATAAGACCTTCCAGCACGTTCGCCGTGTCAATATCAGCCTTGTCATCGACGGGCTTCACCTTGATCTGCGGGCGATTTTGACGGCTATCGTTGACCACCTGGCGAATGAACGCAGGCATCTTGTTAATCGTCAGGATCGGACGGCCATCGATCTCGCGCTGTTTCCTGATCTGCTCAGGCCACTGCTCGGAAAGACGGGCAAATTTGAGGTCATCCAAGGCCACGTTGCGGTTTTCAGACTCCGCTTCGTATGCCTCTTCAAATTCCTCAATTTCCTTCTTCAGGGTATCGTCTTCCGAAGCCATCGGGCCTCCTAAATTATGACATCCAGCTGCCGCCGCCGACATGGGCGCGTTCTCTGGGCTTTGTCTTCTCTCTGGGGGCTTCGTAGGCCACGGCCATCAGGCCAAATGCGTCTGCGGCGTGTGAAGACCAATCGTGGTCAGGCCCCAAGCCAATGTTGCGGGCCTCGTCGCGCTTTTCGTGATACCAGCCGATCGCGTCCAAGCCAGCCCGCGTTGTGTCTTCGTTGAACCAGATGGACGGGAACAGTCTGCGGGCCGCCTCAATGCGCTTCATCGCAGCGCCCTTGCCCTGGTTGTCTACTGTTTCAGCTTTGAAGCCAGCTTGGCGGATATGATCTGCGAAGCGCATTCCAGTAACGTTGCTATGCTGGGCACCGTCATGGGGGAGTACACATAAACAGTTACTCCACCGATCTCGCAGCCATACCAAGTGGGCCGCGAGCGGTTGCCCCTGCGCTTCGTAGTAGTCGAGGACACGGACTTCGCGTCCAACGAACTGAGCGACCCAGATGGCCGTGCTATCATTGAACCCTATGTCCCAGAATGCTCTAATCTGCATGAGTGGGTCAGCTGCTACCTTGCCGATCCGGCCCTGCGCTCTGGCCTCTGCCAAGTGCTTGGCGTAGTAAGCGCCCGTCAGCACCGTGGCGTAGTCACCTTCCCAGATATGCGGATACTGGTCAGGCTGGCTTCTGAGGCAGTCTAGGCGTTCCTGCTCAAGGACGCTTGGGAACCACGGATTGTCTGACCAGTTGGCCTTAACGACGATTGCGCCAGTAGGCAGGTTTTCGCCCCGCAGCATTGCGTCAACAGGGTCAGACTTGCGCCGAGGGTTCCAGCCCATCCACAGTTCAGAACCTTCCTTTCGGATTGTCGGCCTGAGAAGGTCCATAGACCGCTGTGACAGGCTTTGGGCTTCCTCTCCCCAAAATACGTCTAGGCCCTCGAAAGACTTAATAGACTCTGCCGTATGATCTTGCAGGCCCTGGAACATAATCGCGCCATCACC